TGGCATGGCTGGTCGCATGATGAAAGAAGGCGGTGAGTCCAAGGCGGAGCACAAGGCCGAGATGGCCAAGATGGCCAAGACCGCAAAGGCGTTGAAAGAACACGCCGACAAGCCAGCAAGTAAGGCCCACAAGGGCCTGAAGACCGGCGGTGTGGTCATGGGTCAGGCTGGCTACAAAAAGGGCGGCGCGGTGGTGCCTAAGAGCGGCATCATCAATACCGAAGGGCAAGGCGGCAAGTACCGCAACACCCTAGTGCATACTGCTAAACCCGATACTTCACCGGCCAAAACCGGGGAAGTGAAGATGGGTAACGACGGCGGGTTTGCAACTGGTGGCGTGGCGAAGGCCAATGCTGGCGGCTACAAAAAGGGCGGTGCAGCAAAAAAAGCCTACGCTACGGGGGGAGTTGTTAATAGCGGTGCCCCCGTAGCGATGCCACAAGGCCGCAAAAAGCCCAGCGCTCCAGTCTCAATCACTCAACTGTCTGGCACCTTCAAGAAAGGCGGCAAAGTAACTGCTGCTGAAGGCCGCTTGCAAAAGAACTTCGAGAAGGAAAACGCTACGGCCATGAAACAGGCCAAGGCGTATTCCAACGAGGTTTACAGCAAGTACGGCAAGAAGATGGCGGACGGCGGAGTGCCATCTGAGGCCAAAGCCCAAATTCAAAAGGACGCAAATGAGCGTGCTTTGAAAGAGTGGGAAAAGTCTCAGCGCGAGGAAACTCAAGCGACTAAAGACTTCTTGCCCAATATGGCGCGTCGCGCTGTCGAGGGCTTTAAGGGCTTGTTTTCCAAGCCGGCTCCGGAAGGAAGTGTCACCAAGACCAAAGAGTCTGTAACTGTGACCCCGGCCAAAAAGCGTAGTGGCGGACGAGTCTGCTGAACCTAGTGGGGGCTTCGGCCCCCGCTTCTGATTTCGGGGTAGCAAATGAAGGTACAGACCGTATCAAAAACCGGCACTGGATCAACCGATGCGGTTGTCATCAACACAAACATCTCTCCCGTGAATATCGGGTTTGCGGTGATTGTTACCGGCACGGTTAATTATTCTGTGCAGTTTACTTACGACGATCCAAGTACGGGATTTTCCACTTGGTTCGATGATGCCACCATTACTAGCAAAACCGGTAATGAAGATGGCTCAATCAATTTTCCAATCACCGGGCTGAAGACTCTGGTGAATTCAGGGACTGGCACTGTGGTGATGAAGGTTGTTCAAGCAGGGATTGCCTGATGGCTACGACCATATCCTCAATCACAAGGCAGGGGGCGTTTGAGCCTTTTGACTTACAAGTCTCTCGTGGTCAAATTCAAGGCCACAGAAACGTTACTGTCTTCGGATTCAATCCTGATGTTGATAACACTCAGGTTTCTGTATGGCCGTTGCCTAGTTTGATTACTTTCCCCGCATCTGCCATTCAGATGACGGTGAGTTCGACTAGCGCAAACGATACGAGCGCTGGAACAGGTGCCCGCACGATTGTTGTGCAGGGTCTGGACGCCAACTACAACGAAGTCACTGAGACGGTCACCATGAATGGCCAGACCGCAGTGACGATGACCGCATCATTGCTTCGCGTCAACTACGCCTATGTGGCCACCGCAGGCTCTGGAAACAGCGCTGCCGGAGATATCTACATTGGCACCGGAGTTGTGACCGCTGGCGTTCCTGCGACTGCTTACGACATTATCAAGTTTGATTACAACAATACAACCACAGGAAGTTACACAATTCCTGCTGGGTACAGCGGGTATGTATCTCAAGGATTGTTTTCAAGTGGTCAGGCAGGCGGGTCCAATCAAGTTCAAGGTAGGCTTTTGACTAGAGGCGTGAACAACATTCGCATGACTGCTGCTCTTACGAGCATAAACAATGGTGTTGCGAACTATGTGTTTGAGTACCCTCTAGCCGTACCAGAGAAGACGACTATTGAGGCGACTGCGGTTGGAAGTTCCACCAATAACTCAGTATCCTCAATGTTCATCATTCTTTTGGTCAAAGAGGGTCCGTAATGCCAGCTAAGTCGCAAGCCCAGTTCCGCCTGATGAAGGCTGCGGAGAACAACCCTAAGTTTGCCAAGAAGGTTGGCATCAAGCCTAGTGTTGCTGCTGAGTTCACTGCCGCAAACAAGGGCAAGAAGGCGTATGCTGAGTTGCCTAAAAAGATGAAGGATGGCGGGCCTAGTCTTGCAGTTGGTCGCGGTGAGAAGATGCCCGTAGAGCGCGGTGCTGGCTTGACTGCGAAGGGCCGAGAGAAGTACAACCGAGAGACGGGATCTAACCTGAAGGCTCCTCAGCCGCAGGGTGGTGCTCGTCGGGACTCGTTTTGTGCTCGTATGGGGCCGGTTGCCGAGAAGAGCGAAAAAGGCAGTCGGGCGCGTGCCTCGATGAGGCGTTGGAATTGTCCGGGCTGGTGATCTATGGCTTACTCAGGCACTGTTGGGACTACTGTTATTCAGGTTCAGACCCTGATAGACCATGGGGCGCGTCGTGCCGGGAAGGTGGCCGAGGAGCTAACCTCTGAGCAGGTGCTGAGTGCTCGGCAGTCTTTGTACTTCCTGCTCTCGAACCTGATCAATATCGGGATCCAGTACTGGGCCATTGAGAAGAAGGTCTTTGGCCTGAAGGCTGACCAGTACATCTACACCCTGCCCCTAGGGGCTAACGATGTGCTCCAGGCGCTGTATCGCCGGATGAATCGCCCTACCCCGAACAGCACGGGCGGGTATGCGACCAGCGCCGGCGGTATCGTGGCAAATGCGTTTGACTCGAACATAGACACGACTTGCACGCAAACCAGCACAAACGGCAACATCTCGGTTGACTACGGCACAAGCAATCCGGTCTACATCGGCTCTATTGGGGTGCTCCCAGGCACGACCACGAGCATGGACTGTGTGTTCGAGTACTCCGCTGATGGGATAACTTGGAGTACTTTGTACGATCCTGGCGTGACGGCCTGGGTAAACAACGAGTGGATCTGGTACGACATTGACCCCGGACAGACGGTTCAGTATTACCGTATCCGGGCCAGAAACGGCTCGACGTTGTCTTTGCGTGAGTTCTACCTCGGGAACAACTCCACCGAGGTCACCATGGCTCGGTTGAATCGAGACGACTACACCAACCTGCCCAACAAGAATTTCACGGCCAACCAGCCGTATCAGTACTGGTTCAACCGCACCATCCCTCAGCCCGAGATGTATCTGTGGCCGGTGCCGTCTGACCCGTTTGTCCAGATGACGGTGTGGTACTCGCGCCAGATCATGGATGTGGGCGCGTTATCGGGCGAGTTGGAGATACCTCAGCGCTGGTATCTGGCTGTTCAGTCTATGCTTGCGCACCAAATGGCGCTAGAGTTGCCTGGAGTGGATATGGGCAGGATCCAGTACCTTGAGGCGCAAGCCGAGAAGTACTTGAACCTTGCCGAAGCTGAGGAAAGAGATAAAAGTCCTATACAAATCGCGCCGAATATATCTGTATACACACGCTAATTATGCAGCACTGCACCTACGCTCATTACAAGCCAGATGGAACCATGTTCTATATTGGCAAAGGTTCTGTAAAAAGGGCGTACAGTCGTCTTGGGCGTAATATTGTTTGGAATAGAATTGTTGACAAGTATGGTGACTTCAAAGTAAAAATTTTGGCTCAATGGGACAGTGAAGAAGATGCCTTCAAACATGAAATTTTGCTGATTGATTGCCTAAAAGAACTTGGCGTTCCTCTTGTCAACATAGCTGCCGGCGGATTTGGCTCAACTGGTTTTCGTCATACTGATGAGCACAAAGCAAAACTTTCACACAGGATGAAAGAAAAGAACCCTATGTCTGATCCTTTTTCAAGGAGGAGGCAGAAGGAGTCTTTGCTTGTTGCGATGAGCCGACCTGAAATCAAAGAAAAACAAAGATCTGCAAGACTTGGCATGAAATTCAGTGCAAGTCATATTGAATCTTTGAGAAATTGCCATCCTATGAAGGCCTGCATTATCAATGGCGTTACATACAAGTCGCTAATGGAGGCCTCAAGAATTTTTGGTATCAGGCACGGAACAATCCATCGCTGGATTTGCAGACCTGAAATCAAGCGTGTCGCCAAATATTCCCACATAACCGAATGCAGGTGGGCTTGATATGCCCCGCTTTCTCGACACCACGGGCCTATCTGACATCGCAATCGCCGTGTGCGACCGGTGCAAGATGAAGCGCTTTCATTCGGTGATGAGAAGCGATCCGAACTTTCCCGGGCTGCAAGTGTGCGATCAGGGGTGTGCTGACAACTTTGACCCCTATCGACTGCCCGCCAGGAAAACCGAAAGGATAACGATTCGGTTTCCAAGACCCGATGTATCTGTTGCGCTCAACCCCAACAACTTGTCTGCCGGGGAACCCTACGGAGGCGCGGTGCTTTCGCCTGAGGGCAACATAGATACGCCGGAAAATAACGGCAACCTTGACGGACTAGAGATTCAGCCCTGATATGCCAAACGTAACCATTACCCAACTGCC